GTTATCAAAATCGAACCTTGGATTAAAACAGGTAAAGAACAAACATATATAGTGGAGATGAGTAATATTATCACAACATGTGAGGTTTCTGATAAAGATGTTATCAAAGCATATAATAAATTTGTAAAAGCATATTATGATACTGAAGATATTATTAAGAAACCAAAACCAAAGATGACAAAGGAAATGGGTTACATATCTAATGTCAAAGATGCCCGTAAAAGCCTAGAGAATATATTTAAGAATAGCTAAAGCTTATCTTTGAACCTCTACAAAGGTTATTGTAACTGTTTTTAAGGGTCTTGTCAAGCGTTGTAAAATAGTGTATAATATTATTATGAAAGATAAACATTATCAACACATTTCATGGCAAGAAAAAGATCGGAACATTATGTAAATAATAAAGAGTTCCTCGCCGCTATTGTTGAGTACAAAGAAAAAGTTGCCTTGGCTGCAGAGAGAGGTGAAGCGAAACCTCGTATTACCAATTATCTTGGTGAGTGTTTCTTAAAGATAGCAACTCACTTATCCTTTAAACCTAATTTTGTAAATTATATGTTTAAGGATGACATGGTTTGTGATGGTATTGAAAACTGTGTTCAATATATTAATAACTTTAATCCAGAGAAATCTAAAAATCCTTTTGCATATTTTACACAAATCATACATTATGCATTTTTAAGAAGAATTCAAAAAGAAAAGAAACAGTTAGAAATTAAAACAAAGATAATTGAAAAGACAGGATTTGAAGAAGTGATGACTGTAGATGATAGTGCAATGGCAGGTAGTAGTTCTGATTATAATACAATTAAAGATAATATTCAATACAAGTCAAGTAACAGATGATTTTACCAGGTTCTACAGTTAAGGTGATAGATGAAAATTCAATCTATCGAGGATATGTTGGATGTGTTCAGAGAATACAGGGTAAAAAGGCTGCTGTTCTGATGGATCAAGATGGCACACCTTGGGATAAAATGATCACATTCAAATTATCTGATTTGCGTGAGCAAACCGAAGGTTTCCAATATTACCCACAAAAACCACAGAAGAAGAAAAAATGAAGTTAGCAATTATTACAGATCAGCACTTCGGTGCAAGAAAAGGTGCTGATTACATACATGGTTATTTCAAAAAGTTTTACGATAATACCTTTTTTCCATACTTGGAGAAAAATAAGATTGATACTGTCGTAGATATGGGTGATACTTTTGATAATCGTCGTAATATTGATCTAGCAACTCTTGAGTGGTCAAAGAAAAACTATTATGACCGATTACAAGCAATGGGCATTACAGTTCATACAATCGTTGGTAATCATACTGCATACTATAAAGACACAAATGAAATTAATACTGTAGACCTCTTATTAAAAGAATATGATAATGTAGTTGTATATTCAGAACCAACTACTGTAAATCTTGGTGGATTAGATATTTTAATGCTTCCTTGGATTAATGAAGAGAATAAACTACAGACTCTTGAAATGATGGATACTACATCAGCAGATGTAATTATGGGTCATCTTGAGTTGAACGGTTTTGTTGCCACTCGTGGTCATACAATGGAAAATGGAATGGATACAAAGATATTTGATAAGTTCTATCGTGTTTACTCAGGACACTATCATACTCGTTCTGATAATGGAAAGATATATTATCTTGGAAACCCTTATGAGATGTTCTGGAACGATGTTTTGGATACTAGAGGATTTCATATCTTTGATACTAAAACAATTGAACACAAACCTGTAAATAATCCTTACAGATTATTTTATAATATTTACTATGAAGATACAAATTATAAGTTGTTTGATACAAGAGAGTTTAAGGATAAGATAGTCAAAGTGGTTGTGAAGAAGAAAACCGACCAAAAGCAATTTGAAAAATTTATAGATAAATTATACAACTCTGGTATTCAAGACTTAAAAATAATTGAAAATTTTGTTTTAACGGAAAGTGCAGACTTTGAAGTTGAGGAAACTGAGAATACAATGGGTATATTGAATCGTTAGATTGATGAATCTGAGTTTGAAGGAGATAAAACTCTCATTAAAGGAATTCTACAACAAATATACACCGAAGCTTGCGAGGTAGATTAATGTATCTTCTTTCACTTAAAGACAAACGGGACGATGGTGCCTATGCTGTTTTAAATCGGTATGGGGAAAAAGTTCTCTTTATGTTTGAAGAAGAGGATGATGCGGAAAGATATGCTATGATGTTGAATAATGATGAAAATGCATCTTTAAATGTTATAGAAATTGAAGATGCACTTGCCATTCGGACGTGTAAGATGTATAATTATAAGTACGCAGTGATCACACCGAACGATATAGTCGTTCCACCACCTAAGAATGATAACGTTTCAAAAGATTAGATGGAAGAATTTTTTGTCAACTGGAGACCAGTTTTCAGAAATAGATTTCCAAAAAAATGCAACGAATTTGATAGTCGGAACAAATGGTACAGGTAAATCCACAGTGTTGGATGCCTTGACGTTTAGTTTGTTTAATAAACCTTTTCGTAAGATAAACAAATCTCAACTTGTAAATGCAACAAATGAGAAAGACACTCAAGTTGAAGTAGAGTTTGATATTAATGGTCGTCAATATCTTGTTCGTAGATGCATGAAACCAAATCTTTTTGAGATAGAGGTTGATGGTCAAAAGATGCATAAACAGGCAGATGACCGTGCTATGCAGAAGATATTAGAGGAAAATATATTAAAGGTAAACTATAAGTCATTTACACAGATAGTCATACTTGGAAGTAGTGCCTTCGTTCCTTTTATGCAACTATCAGGTTCAAATCGAAGAGAAGTCATTGAAGATTTATTAGATATTCGTATCTTCTCAGCAATGAATTTAATTATTAAAGAGAAAATTAGAAAACAAAAAGATGAAATAAGAGTTTTAGATTTATCAAGAGAGAATGTAAAAGATAAATTGGATATGCAAAAAAAGTTTATTGAAGAGTTAGAGAATCGTGGTAAAGCAAATATTCAAGGAAAACAGGATAAAATTTCAACCCTTCTTGATGAACAAGATGGTTATGTTTCTGCTAATGAAGGATTAGAACTTGAAGTAACTGGTCTAATAGAGGATCAGGAAAAGGTAACGGGAGCTAGTAAAAAGTTAAGAAAACTAAACAAATTTAAGGGTCAATTAAGTCAGAAAGTAGCAACGATAACTAAGGAACATAAGTTCTTCAGTGAGAATGTAACATGCCCTACATGTACTCAAAATATAGAAGAATCGTTTCGTTTAAATAGAATTAATGACGTTCAAACTAAGGCTAAGGAACTCAAAAAAGGTTACGATGACCTTGAAGAGACCATCAAAAAAGAGCAGAACCGAGAACGTCAATTCAACAAATTATCAAAGGAGATTACTAAACTCAACAATGGCATTTCTAAAAACAATACTCAAATTTCTGGATTCCAACGACAGATCAGAGATTTGGAATCAGAAGTTCAAAGATTTACCGAACAACTTGCAAATAGAAGTACTGAAAATGAAAAACTAACAGAGTTTAATTCAAGTCTCCAAAAAACATTAGAAGAATCATCAGATAGAAGAGAAGAAGTTATTTACCATGACTTTGCATATTCTTACTAAAAGATGATGGTGTAAAGACTAAAATAATTAAAAAATATCTACCTTTTATCAACCAACAAGTTAATCGTTACTTGCAGTTGATGGATTTTTATATTAATTTTACTCTCAATGAAGAGTTTATTGAAACTGTAAGATCACCGATACACGAAGACTTTTCATATAGTTCTTTTAGTGAAGGTGAAAAGATGCGTATTGATTTAGCACTTTTGTTTACTTGGAGAGAAGTTGCAAGAGTTAAGAACTCAGTGAATACAAATCTTTTAATTATGGATGAGATTTTTGATAGTTCACTTGATGGATTTGGAACTGATGAGTTTTTAAAAATTATAAGATTCGTAATTAAAGATGCGAATGTATTTGTAATATCACACAAGACAGAACTACATGATAAGTTCAATAGTGTAATTAAATTTGACAAAGTAAAAGGATTTAGTAGAATAGTATGAGAGAGTACACAGAAAAAGAGTATTGGGATGGACTAGTTCCTGATGAATTATTTGAAGAGTACTTAAATAAATACGGATATGAGTACACTCCACCAGTGGATAGAAATGAAAATACCAAATTGGCAACACCACTCCAAGAAGGAGAGGAAACGAAAACTTAAACCACAAGCATTACGAAGTGCTAGAAAAAGGCGTGGACAGTTGATAAAGCGTCTACTTAACCCTGCCAACGGTGGGGTTTCGTTGTATACTAGGTATATCAGATAAAAAACCACCATGCAAATCAAACACGACGTTAAAGGACAACTTGCTAGATTACTTGCCACAGAAGATTTAATTGTAGAACATAGATCAGTTGATACTGCATCATTCAACGTACAAACTCGTGTACTTACATTACCTACTTGGGAGAAGGCAGGAGAAGAAGTTTATGACACATTAGTATGTCACGAAGTTGGACACGCACTTTACACACCTGATATTGAGTGGTGGATTAATAATGAAGTATCTGCATCAATCGTAAACATCGTAGAAGATGCACGTATTGAGAAGTTAATGAAGAGAAGATATGCAGGTCTATCCAAGACTTTCTTCAGAGGTTACTCTAGTCTATCAGAAGACGACTTCTTTCAATTAAAGAACAAAGACCTTACCAAGTTTAATCTTGCTGACAGAATCAATCTATACTACAAGGTTGGTAACTTCGTTGATATTCCTTTCTTCAATAATGAAGAGACATTCTTAATGAATCGCACTGGATTGACAGAGACATTTGATGATGTATTAGAAGTTGCTAAGTTAATCTTTGAATACTGTAAAGCAGAAGCAGAAAAGCAAAGACAAGAAGCAGAGCAAATGAAACAAGATACAGAGACAGATGGTTCACTTGATAACAACACAACATCAGGTCAATCTAATTCTAATGAACCATCTATGGAAGAAGATGGAGATGGTGGTGAAGATGGTGAAGAACAAGAAATGCAAGTTACACAATCATCAAACTCTGGTGGGTCTAATACTACTGCTAATATTCAAGGTGGAGAGGAGTCTGGTGAGATTGAAGCACAGACAGATGAAATGTTTACTGACTCTCTCAAAGAGTTATCAAATCCAACTTCTGAACAAACATTCTATGTTGAATTACCAAAAGTCAACCTCAAGCATTTCATCATTGACAATCAAAAGATTCATGATGATATGATTGCAGAGTGGACAGATGAGCAAAACAATGCTACAAAAGATTATATCGCAAGAAATCCTGATTACAAAACTAAACCAACAGAAGAAATATGTTTTAATCAGTACCCATATAATCCATTTAATTTATTTGAACACTCAGATACAGAGTTTAACAAGTTCAAAAAAGATGCACAAAAGGAGGTAAACTATCTTGTCAAAGAATTCGAGTGTAAAAAATCTGCTGCAGCATACGCCCGTGCTACTACTAGTCGCACTGGTATTCTCGATACAGCTGTACTACACACTTACAAATTTAATGAAGACTTGTTCAAAAAAGTCTCAGTAGTTCCAGATGGTAAGAATCATGGATTGATATTCATACTTGATTGGTCAGGTTCAATGCAAAATGTAATGATGGACACTATCAAACAGTTATTTAATCTTGTATGGTTCTGTAAGAAAGTCAACATACCATTTGAGGTCTATGCATTTACAAATTCATATCCAAATCCTCATCGTCATGAGATAGAGCAAGAGAATCTTAAGATGCACATGGACGGTAACTTTGCATTACTTAATTTACTTACAAGTAAAACAAGAGCAAAGGATATGAATGAGCAAATGAGAAATGTTTTTAGACTAGCATTTGCATTTGATCGTCGTGGTGCATACTATCGTATTCCTCTTGGTATGTCACTATCAGGTACACCATTGAATGAAGCACTCATATGTTTACACCAGATACTACCTCAGTTCCGTAAGGAGAATGGATTACAGAAAGTGCAGTGTGTTGTTCTAACTGATGGAGAAGCTCAATCAATGAGATTCAATCGTGAGATAGATAGAGATTGGGAAGAGGGAACATATATGGGTTCAGCATATCTAAATGATAGTTGCTATATTCGTAATCGTAAAACAGGTTATGTTTACGGTCTCAAAGATATGGGATATTATGGAGATGCCACCGATGTTTTTCTTGAAGATTTACGTCAAAGTTTTCCAGATACAAACTTCATAGGTATTCGTTTGATGCCAAATGGTTGGGCAAGTTCATTCATACAAAAATATACTGAGGGTCAGGAGTATGAGAAATCACTTAATCACTGGAGAAAGCATAAATCAATCTCTCTTAAGACCTCTGGATATCATGTATACTTTGGATTATCATCAACTTCACTTGGGAATGATACAGATTTTGAAGTCAAAGAAGATGCTACAAAAGCACAGATCAAGAAAGCATTTAACAAAAGTCTTAAGAACAAAAAGATGAACAAAAAAATTCTTGGGGAGTTCATAGAGTTGGTTGCGTGACAATTAACAAAGTGTCCACTAGGGGGTTACAACCCCCTTTTTTAATGCTATTATTAGTATATAAATAAATCACCACATCATGACTTACGTACCATTCACAATTAAAATGACTACCGAAGAAATCGTTTCAAAATTGAAAGCATCTTTCGGTTCTGAGTTTACTGCTACTGAAATCAAAGCATTCTGTGCAATGAATGATATTGCATATGCAACAGTAACTAAAAGATTAAAAAATTTTAAAGTAGCAAAAGGAAAGTGGAACCTTGAAGTTACCACAGCAGCAGTTGAAAACATCGAGAAGTCTTTCAACTCACCTTCAGTTCTTCCACAAGTAGAACAAAACTTAGTTCCTGAGAAAGATGCTACATTCGTTAAGTTTGGAAACTTTCCAGATATCAAAAAGATTATTGCATCTAAGTTATTCTATCCTACTTTTGTCACAGGTCTATCAGGTAATGGTAAGACATTCGGTATTGAACAAGTGTGTGCTCAACTAGGAAGGGAGTTAATCCGTGTCAACATCACCATCGAAACAGACGAAGACGATCTTATTGGTGGGTTTCGTCTTGTTAATGGTAATACTGTTTGGCACAACGGACCTGTGGTCGAAGCTTTGGAAAGGGGAGCTATCCTACTTCTAGACGAAATTGATCTAGCATCAAACAAGATACTTTGTCTACAACCAGTTCTTGAAGGTAAAGGTTTATTCCTTAAGAAGATTGGTAAGTTTGTTCAACCAAAGGCAGGTTTCAATGTTGTTGCAACAGCAAACACAAAAGGTAAGGGTTCCGATGATGGACGTTTCATCGGTACTAACGTATTGAACGAAGCATTCCTTGAAAGATTCCCTGTAACCTTTGAACAAGCATATCCTGCACCTGCACATGAGATTAAAATACTTAATAACATCTCAGCATCACTTGGTGTGAATGACTCTGACTTCTGTAAGAGACTTGTAGATTGGGCAGACATTATTCGTAAAACATTCTACGATGGTGGTATTGAAGAGATCATTAGTACTCGTAGACTTGTTCACATACTTCGTGCATATGCTATCTTTAAGAACAAAGAGAATGCAATCAAGGTTTGTATCAACAGATTTGATGATGAGACCAAGCAATCATTCTTAGAGTTATATGATAAAGTGGATGCAGATTTTGAAATCACAAGAGAACTTGATGTCACAAAAGATGAAACACCTATGGGATAATTATAGGAGCACTCTATTCTCTATATTTCCTGATTTAGAATACAGAGAAACATGGGCAAGATGGGAAGGTAAAGATACTTCCCTGATTGCCAAGACCTACTCAAATGATTATTTTATCAAAGCAAGAGAGGTTGATATATGGAGTGATAAATCTTCTATTTACAACAATATCATCTATCCAAAGACAGGGAGTAACCTCCCTTGTTTTGGTATGGACTTGATGGGATTTTTTGAAAAGAAAATAATTATCGTATTTGATTTTCAACATCCAAAAGAAAAATACCCTTTCTCAGTTGAAGGTTTACCTAAGAGTGAAGGAGATTATCGTTTCTTTGAACCTGGTAATCATTTCTCTGATAATATCTACATCGCAAAATGCACTGCTAATGAAGTCGATGAACACCTAGAAATGTTCACAACCTACTTGACAAAGTATAAGGAGATGGTAGAATTAGAGAAACCCACTGGAATTGAAACCAGTGAATATAAAGATTTTGATGCATATATGACTAAACTTGACCCAGTAGCAGGATATCTGTCTGGTAAGTTTGGAAAAGAAAAAGCAGAGAGTCTAGTAAACGATTTTCTTTTTACTTATGGATGAAAAAAGAGTAAGAAAACCATTTGAACCTGATGGACTTGATTATGAAGATCAGTATACGATGAGTTGTTCTGCTGATTATATGTCAGATATAGATGATCAGTATGCTCATTATTATACCCCATATCAAATGGCAGACAGAATAGATTACGAACCAAAGAGTGCACACTATTACAAATATCATGAAGAAGAGATTCTAAAAGATATTGAAGAATATGTCTCTGGAACATATCAAGGACATTACACAGGAAACTCACATGAGTTTCGTAAAGTCCAGACAATTGATTTGATGGCATCTAAGGATTTAGCATCAGGTTTTTGTCAGGCAAACATACTGAAATATGGAAGTAGGTATGGAAATAAAGATGGAAGAAATCAAAAGGACTTGCTAAAAGTCATACATTATGCTATGTTATTATTACACTTCGACAACCACTATGGGAAACCTACAATGACGAGTGGTAATATTGATCACACTATGCCTTAATTGATCATGAAATTGAGAAAACATTTTACTATGAAACTATCTGAAAAAACAACCTCTTTGCTCAAGAACTTTTCTTCTATCAATGGTTCTATTCTAGTGAAGGAGGGTACTTCAATCAAAACTATGTCTCCCATGAAGAATATTCTTGCGGAAGC